TTTTAGTTATTAATGGTTCGATTCCGTTTTTTATGAATCGAAGTCTTTATTTGTATTAACACCGCTTATAATTCACAGGTGTTAATCTTATCTGAGTCAAATATACTATAATAAAAAGCTTTTTAGAAGTGATTTTCAAAATTTTTCAAAAAAAAATGTGCGATAATAATTTATCGCACATTAAGCATTTGGTTTTTAGTATTTTATATTTAGAAAGTTTTATTAAATTTATATCCTTTTGAATCTCTAAATGAATCTTTAATTTCTTGAGCATTAAAATCTCTATCTACTTCATCTTGGGTTAAAACATATTCTTTATCTTCTTTTTGAGTATCTTTCATTGCATCATAATTACCTTCCTTCTCAGCCCAGAAATCAGTTAATTTCATACTGTATGGATAAGAATCTAATGAACGCATTTCTAATTTTTCTTCAGGAGTTGGGTTTCTTCTTTCAATTTCATTTTCTAAATGTTCAATCTTGGTATTAATAATAGCCATTTTTTCTAATGATTGTGTTAACTCATCAAATTTAGCTAAAAGCATTTCAGCTTTACTATTAGCAGCATCAGCAGATGCCTTAGCAGCTTCAGTACCTTGAACTAATTCTGTAACGTCCAATTCAACTTCATCTTCCATTGGTTCTGGTTCTGGTAAAGGTTCATCCATTGCTTCTGGTGCTTCTGGAAATTCTTCCCCATCAGTTGCTTCTGGTTCTTCTGGAAAATCTTCCATACCACCTTCTTCACCACCCATTTCTGGTTCAGCATCTAATTCACTATCCATTTCTGGTTCAGCATCTAATTCAGCTTCACCACCTTCAATGTTTTCTTCATCTTCTACTTCATCTTCCCCAATGTAAAAATCATACTCCATTAAAAGTTTGAACCTATTTCTATCTTTTGAATTATCTTCGTTTGTATATTTCTTCATTACATTAATAATTGTCTACCATCTTCGATTATTATTTTCTTGTTAACTCTCTCAACAATACTTTTATCACGTTTAATGTGTTTTGGCGCACAGTTACCATCCATATCACATACAGTACCTTCTTCTTCTGTATTTTCAGTTTCAGCCAAAAACTTATTCAATTTATTTAATTTATCACTCATAATATTATTATTTAGATATTTGTTATACTAATAAATAGATGAAAATTACAAAAAAACCCGTTTTATGTGGATAATTGATAAATTATTATTACCACTAAGAATTAGATTATTTTTGAATTTGTCCCAATCTATTTTATAATTTTTATAATCGATATTACCGCTTTCTAAATTATACTCTTTTTCTATTAATTTATTTAATGCATTAATAGTATAAAAGGAAGCTTTTTTCTTATGAACAATGAGTGCATTCCTAAAATAATCTCTTAAGTTAATTTTATCCCCAAGTTCTAACTCAATATAGAATGTGTATAAATATTGACTCTCATCATCTTCAATTTCAAATTTGAAAGTTTTAGATGACTCTATCTTGAATTCTTCTTCAATGTATTTCAAAAATTTACCACTTTCAGTTTTATTAACGAAAGCCGCAATTAATAATTTTTTATTCATGGGGATTTATAGAATATAATACTGGGATATATTTGATTTGATTATCCAAACGTTCCAAGTAGTTGTTATATTCTATAAGTATCTCGTTACCTTGCAGAAACACCCCACTTTTTTCAATTATTTTCTTTTCGATTTTATCAACATTTAACCCCATAAATGAAGCAGTGTTTAAATCGATACCGAAAATTAAATTCCCTGAGTAGAGGTAGATAACGTTATTATTTGATTTGTAGGAAATTACATTATTTAGACTGTAGATTTTTCTAACAATCTTCATGATTTTATTTTTAGAATATTGTATAAAATCTAAATCGATATAAGTAATTTTATCAGTATATTTTTTATAAGAAAATCTAATGAATCTTTCTAAATCATGTGAATATACATCTCGCTTAACATTACGCTTAAGTGTCCAGAATGTATTTTCATTGATTTGTTTATCTAATATCTTGATTAAATCTTTATTAAAATTTAACATAGTTAAGTCATAACCCACAACCAAAGTTGGTAGGTCTTTATAGATTATATCATCCATGGATTGAACTACATTGAATTCTGGTCCGATGTTGATACTATCATTTGATACTATGTTAGCTATTTCCATTACGCAAATATACCAAATAATATTTAAAAAAACAAATTTAAGAATTAACTATATTTTCTAATTTAATTTTAAGTACCCTTAAAGAACCTTCATAATCTTTAGTTGCAGCATATCTAGCATTATAATCTTTTCTTCTAAACTTATCATAATTTAATAAATTTAACCAATTATTATCATCTGGAATATAAGATTTTATAGTATTTGTATAAGCTTTAACACCAACTTCCCAACTTCCATAATCTTTCCTATAACCAAGTCTTTTAGCTTCTTCTGGTGTTAAAGTATCACCCTCAGTTATATTTAATATATTAAAAATATTAAAAGTAGATGTGGCCGCACCTTTTGTACCAAAATTACTTTCAGCCGCTGCTTGTAATAACATTAATTCTAATGGAACATTATATTTAAGTGCTAAATCTATATAATTTTGACCATTTAATGGTATATCAGTGCCATCATCAGTTACTGAATCAATAAATAAATTAATTTTACTTGATGTTAATAAAGGTTTTTCTATTTCAATTAAATTAGTATTAAAAATTGTATTATTATTTTTATAAACTTTAGCTTCAATATCAGTTGATTTAGTGTTTGGTTTATTTTTATTACTACCTGTTGTTAAAGAATCTAAATCAGCACCCTCTTTACTAACTTCATTTAAATTAGTGATTAAGTGTGCGTATAGAGTTTTATCATCAATCATTTTTGTTTTAACTGCACGAACTCTAACACCCTTAAATGTAGTAGTCATATGATTTGCTTTGATACTATGTCTAGTGTTTATGATGTTATAAGCACCATCAAACATTGGGATATTATCTAATTGGAAATACATAAATGGTTGTATTTGAGCACAACCTAACATTTCAACTTCACAAGAATATGCTCTATTGTTATAAATATCAAATAAATTTTGACCAATAGAGTTATTTCTATTTTGATTAGATAAACTCTCGATTATCTCAAGACTTTCTTGTGTTTCAGTAAATTCCGATTGGTCTAAACTAAAACTCTTAAATAATGATTGATTTTGGTCAGCATATTTAACTAAAAAATATGGCACTTTAGTACTACCTGATACAAAATCATCAGGTAATTGACTTGAATTATTCACGGATATATTATCACCATTACATTTTACATCTAAACTCCAACTATCATTCTTTTTAAATTTAGCACCTTTTTCAATATTCAATTTATTAGATTGCTCACCAAAATACATACATATAAATGATGGACCACTAGCTGGTGGTGCTTCATTAAACCTGAATGGTTCGAATACATCCCTAATTTCTTCTTTATCATTATAATTAATATATGTTGGTAACGGAATAAAATCAAAATTATTATCTCTTAATATTCTAGCGATAAAATTATAAAAACTAATATTTGTATTATCTTTCCAATAATTAACAAAAGTTGTTGGTGCAATTTTAAATTTATCCGAAATATCAATGTAAGCCCTATCAATGAAATTAAATTTATTATATAAATCTGTAGTAACAACACCAGAGCGAATTTGCGGAATACCTACAACCCATTTATCATAGATTGATTTTACATTCTTATATAAACTTAATTTTATATCATCATCATCATTAGTATTAAATAAGGATTGTTTAACTTCTTCTACTGGGTCTATAACTTCTTTTGTGTTTAAAGTTTTAAACTCTTCAAAAAATGTTCCTAAATAAGTATTAACAGTAGCTTCTGGTACGTCAAAATTGATAAATCTATCTTCCGATGCGTTCCAAATTCGATAAGTCGAATTAATTATTATTCTTTCTTCGAATAATAAATCAATTATTTGATTAGCACCTTCACCACCATCTCTAAGGTCTAAAACAAAGTGATTTTCTTCAGTATCTTTTGATACTACAACATAATTTTGTGCAACATTTGTCCTTAAAACCTCTGAGTTAACTACAGATGAGAAATTATCCCATGCGGCATTTCTTTCAGATGCACCAGCGTTATCAGAAAAAATCTCTAAATTGTTTTTTAAATTTAACCATCCATTATTATTAATATCATCTACCCAATTCTCAAACGTTAATTTAAACTCATTCTTAACCGAATCTGGAAGTCTACTAATTATATCATTTATTTTAATATCATAACTAACTTCTTGAGATTGAAGTAAGAATTCTAAATTTAACCCTAATGTGGTTGTAGTAGTTCTTTTATAACTACCAATTAAATAACTATCTGGTTCAATTTGGATTGAACCCGATAATTTAGGTATAAATGTTTGGTTATTATCATCATTGAAAATTAAGAAATCTTCTACACTATTTCTATATAAAATAGCACCCATAAATAACACCCATGAATATGGTACCGAAACAAAACCACCTCTTTGATTGAAATAATTTATTTCTTTACCTTGTAATAAACCTTTATTAACCCCATTCCCAAATAAACCTGTACTTATTTCACCACCCATACCAGCAAAGGGTAATGTATGTAAAAATAAAAAGGCCCTTCCAATATTACTTTGTCTATAATAAAATTCACTACCAAATAATGAAAAATCAGTTTTAGAACTTCTAAACATCGGTTGAAATTTAAAGGTTCTATTTATTGGATTTCCCTTTTCAATATTTTCAATAAGTTGACTTTTAAATGTTTTTTTATCATAAATTGACCCTAATCTTTGTTTATCATTTTGTGTTAATATTAATCTAGAATTGGGATTATATATAAAATTACCATTACCATCACTAATAAAAGTGTCATATTCATTTTGAGTTGAATCTTTTCTAAATGAATTTACAACATCATTACCACCCTCATAGAATTCATAAAATAATGGAATATTACCACCAACTTCATGTTTATATTCTAAAAATTCATGAGTTCTATATTTACCACCAAATATTTTATTAACATTAGAAATGTTAACTTTTTTTTCTTTAAAATTACTAGTTAATGAGTCAATATTTAAATCAGAATCATAATCATATAAAAAATTATCTGAATAATTACTACGATTTATTATTTTAATAAATGTTTCATATTCTTTTGAATTTGGAACTGTGTCGTTTTCTAAAACATTTGAAACTACTGTTGATACGAATGTATTTGCGACACTTCTCTCTTCAAGACTATTTAATTGGTTAAAAGATTCTTCAAGTGTTGATAGACTTTGATTAATTGGTATATATGTTGCTGTTGGTTTATCAAAATCATCATTAGTAACAACTGATGATGTATGTCTATAACTTAATATTTCATCATTAAGTAAAAATTTCATGCCAAACTTTTCTCTAATTTGACGTGACCAACTAGCGATTTTACCATTAACACCTAAAATATCTGTATTATCACTAACAATACCTTTTTTAACGTTTGAATTTAAAAGAGTGTCATACATTTGTCTAGCTTCAAGCTTAGCCATTTTTGTAATTTCTTCACTTGATAAATTACTATTTGTATACGTTAAAAACAATATCATCCTTTGATAAAGTAATTTAGCTGGAAATATTTCAACTTTATTTTGAGGTATTAACCAAGGGTTTGTATTCGAACCATTAAATGCTTTTGTTTCTAATGGATTAACTGGATACCAACCTTTTTCATTTTTATTAACATTTAATAAAAATTCTTGGTCTTTTATTTTAGATTTAATAATTGAATTTAATAAATCTTCAATGAAAGTAACTTCTTTAAATTCTTTAAATTTAGGGTTAGAACCTAACCATTTTTCAACCAACGCACCATCTTCTTTCTCAACATATTCTGGAAATGCTTTAATTGTTATAGTGGAATTGTTATTATCATCTTTATATTCAGTAAAAGTTTCTTTATTTGACCCTTGAATAGTTCTAATACCACTATCAATATCAGTTTTAATGGATAAACCAAGGTCTCTAAGAACTCTAATTAATAAATCAACATGGCTACATAAGATTCTAAAAAAAGACCCTATAGACCCATCAAAATCAATTCCTTGTTCATCGAAAAAATCATTTAATTTTGATATAAATTCTTCACTAACTAAATTTTTATTATCAATTAACTCATTATTAATTTGTTCCCTAATATCATTAATTTGTTGTATAGCAAACCTAGCATCAAGCATGTTATATTTACTTAATGTTACGCTAACACTATTCGAACTTATGAATGGTGGTTGATTTAATATTTGTATAAATTCATTATATTTCCTTTCAATGATATTATCAATTTTTTCAGTACCAGTTAATATAAAATTCTTATATTTATTAACTATTATATCAGAATTGTCTTGAAACTCATCTAACGTTTTAAATCTTCTAAATACACTTGATATATTATCCCTAATTATGAAATCATTCATTTCAAAATCCTTATAAAATATTCCATCACTATCTAAAACAAATTTAGAAGTGTTTAATTCAAAAGACTTAGCATTAGTTACTTTAGTAAATTGATTATATTCATTTACTAATTTTATTACAGAATCTTGATAATCTTTAATAAAAGACCTACTCAAATCTTGAGAATTTAGAGTATAAACGATTTCATTTGTACTATT